TCTTGACCCAACAACATTCGAACCAGTCGTGAGCTTCATGACTCGTTATGGTTACATCGAATTGACCAACACAGCTAGCAGCTTCGGCAACGCTGGCGACTACGTTGGTGAGATCGCTGTGTCCAACCTGTCTTTCAGCTAATCAACCAGCTGGTCGACACAATACAAAAGGCCCTTCGGGGCCTTTTTTCATGACCAATATGCCATAAATATTAGCATGGCTAATCCACCTCCACCATATGACAACATCACCGGCATAAGTCGTGCGGTAATGAAAGACAACGCTCAAGAGACGTTGACCAACTACAACGGCTATGCCAGACCAGGCGAAATTGTGGCTGATCTAACCATAGATCCTCCTCTTTTGTATGTTGGCAACAATCTTGGACAACTCACACAAATCAATACCTTGGCCGCAGTTGGACCAATGCAGTTGGCAGTTTATGCCAACGTCACCGTGAGAGATTCCAGTATCACAAGTCCACAACCGGGCATGATGATATTTGTCACTGGAACTGGCATGCAAGTTCGCGGTGCCACTCAGTGGAACACAGTGACCGGAACAGGAACTTGATATGTCAATTGTTGTTGGTCCAGGAATCACACCGGGCAGTGGGATATAACACAGTCAAGAAAAAGCCCCAGCATCCAGGTCGGTCAAGCGAGGAGAAGCCAGGGCGGATAATATAAGTTTAACGACCTATAGTAATATAATATTGAACATGTATTTATTATAGCAGTTAAACCTTGAACCATGAAAGAAATTGGCCAACTTTTTTGGTCACACTGTTCCAATCATCGCGCTGTGGTTGTCTAAACAGTCTTGCTGTGGCATACCAAGGGCTGCTGTCGCGATTCAGCAACCAACGCCAGTCTACAGCAAACTGATTCAGCATGATCCATACTGGTCTGCCCAAGGCACCGGCCAAGTGACTCACAGCAGTGTCTACTCCAATCACAATGTCCAGATGCATCATGAGTGCTGCGGTATCTGCAAAATTCTGTATGGCACCGGGGAACAAAGTCACGCCAGCATCAGCCAGCGCAGCCGACTCGTCTTCGGTGGCATCGGCCTGCAGATTGATCCACTCATATTGTGGATTGTTTTTGATCATGTCCAGGATCACAGGAAACGGCACACCCTTGTGTTGATTTAACCAAGAATCTCTGCGACCGCTCCAACTGATGCCTACTCGCATTTTGTGCTTGGGACCCAAGGTCGTCAGCCAATGTTGTTGTCGCATTGGGTCAGCATGTAGATAGCTCTGAACACTGGGCAAATTTTGCAAAGTCACTCCCAAAATACCAGGAATACTCATGATGGGAACCCAGTAATCAAAGCTGCCCATGTCTGTGTCGTAACTGGCCACAGTTTCAATGATATCGCTGGTGCTCAACAACGGAATCAAACCATCGGTGACTTGCAGTTTGATCTTTGCACCCATCAAGTGCAGATTGTAAACAAATCTCACAAACTGAATACAGTCTCCGTGACCTTGTTCGCCTACCACAAGAATAGTTTTGTCTTTTAAGTCTTCGCCACGCCAACGTGGCTGACTGAACTTGGGTTCAGTTCCAGCCAAGTGTTCGTAGTTCCAGCGAGATTCATATGCAGGCCAACCACGACCATAGTCGCCCAACAGCAAATAAGTCACAGCAAGATTGAAGCTTGCTGTGATATTGTTGGGATCAAGAATGGCAGCATGTTCCAAAAACGGCAGCGCACGAACTGGCTGTCCCATTTCTCGCATGACATTGCCATAGTTGTTCCAGGCCGCAGCCGAATCGGGATCTTGCACAAAAGCCAATGCATAGCATTGCAGAGCTTTTTCGGGCTCGCGATTGGCACGATGTTGGTTGCCTTGTTCGATTAGTTCGTTGGTGTTCACGAAGATATTTACACGCCTAGAGCAACGTAATCTAGATTTTCCATAAATAACACTAACGTAATTCTGCGTTTTATGCGGATACCACCGCGTAGTGGCTAAAACCCACATTGGACTTCTTTAAGGAGAAAACAAATGGGACGTCCTCTCAAAATACAAAAAATTTCTACTGGTTCGGGCATCGGCGGCGCCAGCGTCGGCGTTGATATTGGCTTTCCAAATTTTGGCAGTTTGACCAATCCTGTGACCAACACAGCTAATACACTCAATACCACACAGTTCTTGGGCGTGGTTGGCGGTGCAACACCCACAGACACCCCCAGTACCACATTTCCTCGCATTGAGGTGATTGTTAACATTGCCAATCCTTCGGGCACTGGCATTGGTGTGGCCACTGGCTACATCATCCGTCAAAAAGGTTCTCACAAATATCTCGTGGGCGATACCACCGGCGTCAACGACGGTAGTTTTGTTGTTGGGCAAGCATATCAAGTGGTTACACTGGGAACCACCAATTGGCAATCCATCGGCGCTGAAGCTGATATTGCAGTGGGCGGAATCTTCACAGCAACTGGCACCAACGGCGGCGGCAACGGTGTTGCCAACAGCGTAGGTATCTGTGTGCTAGATGATGATGCTACTCCAGCTGCTGGACTCATGGCCATTACATTCACCAACACTGACTCTACAGCCACCACAGTCAGCAAATTGACCAACAAGTTCTTGCTGGATTGGACCGGCGGTAGCAACTATGCTGCCACCAGTGTTGTTGCTGACAAGCGTTATTCGGCCAACTTCTTCACAGACGAAGGCACAGTCATCAAATCAGGCACAACTGGTGCTGCCAATACTGGCACAGTTCAAAGCGGACAACAAAACCTGCTTGATCTGGCCATCGTTGACAACGTTACCAGCTGATTTTGATCTTGAAGCAGAGTCCTCCTAGATAATTACTAGGAGGATTTTTTATGACTAGAGCATTTGTGTTGGGCAACGGCGTGAGCCGAAATCAAGTTGATTTAGAAGTTTTACGCACCCTGGGGCCCATCTACGGCTGTAATGCTCTGTATCGAACTTTTACCCCAGATGTACTGGTCAGCACAGATGCACCCATAAGTCAGCGTATACAGCAAGACGGATACAGTGCCAACCATGTGCATTACACAAGAAAACCCTTGCCAGACCTGGGGTCACGTAGAATACCAGCACAGTATTTTGGTTACAGTTCAGGACCAGTTGCAGTGGCCTTGGCTGCACTTGATCAACACAGAGCTGTGTATCTTGTGGGATTTGACATGGGTCCAACAAAAACAGGAAAGTTCAACAACATCTATGCAGACACTGAATTCTACAAAAAAAGTCACCATCCCCCAACATTTTCGGGCAATTGGACTCGACAGCTGGTGACCATTGCAAAAGATTTTCCCAAATGTAATTTTTTTAGAGTACAAGGTGATACCACCGCAGAAATAGGCGAATTGCGCAACGCAAAAAATCTTGCTCACATGACAATGGCAGACTTTCTAAACCGAATAAATAACACAAAGGAACTCTAAATGTCTACCTATAAGCGTGTCAGCGGCAATCTAACAATTCAAACCCTCAATGCCAACGATGTTGTAACCATAGATGCGGCCACCGTTGCAATGACAGGGAATTTGACAGTCACTGGCAACGCTACATTACAGGGCAACATTCTAGGCGATCGTCTGGTCAACGGTACTACCTCACTGGAAATTCAAAGCGTAAACGGCAATGCCAACGTCACTGTGGGTGGCGTCAGCAACGTTGCTGTGTTTACCACCGGTGGATTAAATGTCAACGGCAACGTGTCAGTGTCTGGTAATATCATTGGTTCAATTCCATCTATCACCGGCAATGTGACCCTTGGCAACGTTACCTCCACCGGCAACGTTTTTGTAACACAAAACGCAGCCAACAGCACACCCACAGTGCGAATTATCAGCAGCAATACCGCTGAAGCAAGTGGTACGGTGCTGGGCAGTTACGAATGGTTCACCAACGATTCTACAACTCCGGGTGCAAGAACTGTGGCAGCGTTTCGTGCCAATACCACAGACGCAGCAGGCAATGCTCGAGTAGATATTTTAACCGGAACATCAGCAACATTGACCGCTAGAATCAGCGTTTTGCCCACTGGCAACGTTGGCATTTCAAACACAGCACCACTGCATAATTTTGCAGTGTCTGGCAACGGATTTTACAGTGGTACACTCACAGCCGTGGGCAACATCACAGGTGGAAATGTTTCCACCGCTGGACTGGTTACAGCCACAGGCAACGTGGCAACTGGAGCCAATCTAGTGGCAGCAGGATTTGCTGCAATTACTGGAAACATCACTGGCGGCAACGTTATAAGTTCTGGCGCAATCAGTGCAGGTGCAGGCGGTGTCAGCGCCACTGGAAACGTCACTGGTGGTAACATCACAACCGGTGGTATCATCAGTGCAACTGGCAACTTGACCACAACAGACATCACAGCTACATCTCTCAGCACCACTGGCAACGTCACATCAGCCAATCAGTTCAGTCTTGGTATCATCAACGCAGTTGGCAACATCACTGGTGCCAATATCAATGCCAACAGCGATGTTGTTGCTGGCAACGTTAGAACAACTGGATTGGTCAGTGCTACTGGCAATATTGTATCTGGCAGCAAAATATCAGCAGCGGCCAACGTCGAAACTGGCGGCAATTTGGTTTCGGCTGGCAATGTCATTGCCAATCCAGGCGGATTCTTCGTTGGTGATGGCGGATTTTTGTCAAACGTAACTGCGGCATCAAACGTTGCAGTGACTCAGTTGGCCAATGGAACCACAAACTTTACCATTGCTGGCACCAACGGAAACATCACAGCTCAGGTCAATGGTGTGGCCAACATTGTTGTTATCAACGCATCTGGCTTGGTGGCAAACACCACACTCAGTGCAGTTGGCAATGTGGTTGGTGGTAATGTTACCACAGCTGGTCAGGTCAGCGCCACAGGCAACATCACTGGTGGAAATATTTCAGCAACCACAGGCACATTTACCACAGTGATTGGTGCGGCCAATGCCAGCAATTTGACCACCGGAACGGTCAGCAGTGACAGACTCGCTGGCAGTTATACCATAAACATTTCAGGAACATCAACGTCTGCACAAACAGTAACATCAAATGGTCAACCCAATATTACCAGTGTGGGCATACTGAGTTCGTTGTCAGTTACTGGCAACGCTACTGCTGGTAATTTACTCACCGGCGGGGTGATGTCAGCAGCTGGCAACGTCACGGGCAACTACTTATTAGGTAACATTACATTTGCAACAGGTTTCAACGCCAGCAAAATATTCAACGGAACATCCGAAGCCAATATTGGTGTATCGGGCGGAAATGCCAATATCACCATTGGTGGCACCAGCAACGTTGTGGTTGTTGCTAGCACTGGCGTTGCAGTAACAGGAACAATGTCAGCGTCGGGCAATGTCACTGGCAGTAATCTCAACACTGGCGGGGTAGTAAGTGCAGTTGGCGCTATAACAGGTGCAGCAATAACCGGTACAAGTTTGAGCGTGTCAACTGGCAATATCACTGGCGGCAATTTGTTGATTTCGGGCGCCATTGTTGATTCGGCCCAATTAGATATTCAGACATCTGCTGTCAACGCCAACATTGTGCTAACCCCCAACGGAACTGGCAACGTAAACCTTGTGCGAATGAGTGCATCGGGTAATGTTACAGCCGTGGCTTTTTATGGAAACGGCGCACCTTTATCCAGCATTACCGGTGCCAACGTCACTGGTACAGTGGCCAATGCTACATTTGCCACATCAGCTGGATCTGCCACCACAGCTGGCACAGTGACCACAAATGCCCAGCCCAACATTACATCGGTTGGCACACTGAGCTCTCTAGCGGTAACCGCTAATATCACTGGCGGAAACCTCAGCGTTAGCACTGGCACAATCACTGTAGGAAACATTGTAAATGCCAACGGCAACGGTGTCGGCAACATTGGTAGTTCAACTACATATTTTAACACTGTATTTGCCAAGGCCACATCAGCACAGTACGCTGACTTGGCTGAAAAATACGAAGCAGATCAGCAGTATGAATCTGGAACTGTGCTGGTATTTGGCGGTGAAAAAGAAGTCACAGCCAACTCTGGGGACACTGACACCAGAGTTGCAGGAATTGTGTCACAGAATCCCAGCTACTTGATGAATTCAGGACTGTCAGTGGCCAATGCTGTTGCTGTGGCCTTGTTGGGACGAGTAGAATGCAAGGTCAACGGTCCTGTGCGCAAGGGAGATCTACTGGTCACAGCTGGCAACGGTCGTGCTCGAGTAAACAACAACCCCCCTGCGGGCACAATTGTGGGCAAAAGTCTTGCAGACTTTGATGGTGATCAAGGCACCATTGAAGTTGTGGTGGGCCGTACCTAAAATCCTTCAAAAAAGTTAATCGAGTCCTTTTGGTAAATACACTAAGGACCTTGATTACCTATGGCGCAAGAAATAATTGATGTTGGTGCAGCAGCCAACGATGGAACTGGTGAACCACTAAGACAGGCGTTTGAAGCCGTAAACAACAACTTTTCACAGATTTTTTCTGCGGGACCTGTTGACAGTAACATCGTAATTTCCGGAAATACTATTTCAGTAACCGGTATAAACAACAATTTGGTGCTGCAAGCCAACGGTATTGGCAATATACAGGCCAATAGCACAATTCTTCCCAGTATTGATTCTGTTTACGATATTGGTAGTCCAACCCGACGCATAGACACAGTCTACGCTTCTTATTTTTCGGGCAACGGTAGCCAACTAACTGGTATTGTTGCCAGTGCTGGTGCATTTATCGCCAACGGTACCAGCAATGTTAGTATTCCCAATGCCAGCGGCCCAGTAACTGTTAGAGTAGGCCCCACATCAAATGTGGCAGTAATTTCCAGCACAGGACTCAGTGTTGCTGGAAATATCACCGGCAATTATATTCTGGGCAACGGTGCCTTGCTTACTGGCATAACAACTGGCTACGGCAACGCCAATGTTGCTAACTATTTGCCCACGTATTCTGGCAACCTCAATCCAACCAACATCACGGCCAATGGCAATATCAGTGCAGCTAGGGTCACAGCTACAGGTCTAATCAGCACAACTGGTAACGTGGCTGGCCAATACATTATTGGTGACGGTGGATTCTTGAGCAACGTCACTGCCACAGGCAACGTTGCAGTGACACAGATTCAAAACGGTACCACAATTATATCCATCCCCACTGCGGGCGGAAACGCTGTTACCACAGTGGCTGGCACACCCAATGTACAAGTAGTAACACCACTTGGCGTACAAGTCACTGGAGCTATCTCGGCCACTGGCAACATAGGTGCAAATTATTTTGTTGGTAACGGTAGTTTACTGACAGGAATTTCAACTTCTACCAACACTATTTTCAACGGCAATTCCAACGTTGCTATCACTGCATCAGGCGGCACTGTTTCTGTTAGCGTTGGTGGAGTTGCCAACGTTGCTGTTTTTAATACAAGCAATGTTACTTTTAGCGGAAATCTACTGCCAGCCAGCAATGTGTTACAGAGTTTAGGTAGTGCTACCCGAGCCTGGAAAGATGGTTATTTCAGTAACAGTACACTCTATCTAAACGACGTTACTCTGTCATCCAACGCCACATCATTTATTATCGGAACTGCCAGTGGAAACTTGGTACTACAAGGCAACGGTATTGTTACCAGCTATGCCAACTCAAATGTGTCATCGTATTTGGCCAGCGGAACCAACAGTGCAAATATTATCACAACCGGCAACGTTCAAGGCGCCTTTGTAATCGGTAACGGTTCTCAGTTATCCAATCTCACTGGTGCCAACGTCACTGGTACAGTGGCCAACGCCACATTTGCTACATCAGCTGGATCAGCTACAACAGCCACCACAGCTGGTACTGTGACCACAGCAGCACAGCCCAACATTACCTCAGTTGGCACATTGAGTTCATTGACAGCTACTGGCAACATCGGCGGAGGCAACGTAACAACATCAGGGTCGGTGTCAGCAACAGGGAATGTCACAGGTGGAAACATTCTCAGCCCTGGATTGATCAGCACAGCTGGTAATCTTGTAACTGCCGGCAATATCAGTGGCGGCAATTTGAGTCTAACAGGAACATTTGGAGCCAGTTCGTTAAGCAGCAGCGGCAACATCAGTGGTGCAAACATTACAACACAAGGTATTGTAAGTGCGTCTGGCAATATTGTTACCGCAGGTTTCTTTGTTGGTAACTTTGCTGGCAACATCACTGGTAACCTGACAGTACCAGGATCTAACACACAGGTTCTTTACAACGCCAACGGCAATGCTGGTGCAGTGGCTGGATTCACTTACAACTCAGATTCCAACACCATGACAGTGTTGGGAGTTGTTTCGGCACAAGGCAATGTGGTTGCAGGCAACGTAACAACCGGTGGATTGATAACAGCCAGCGGCAACGTCACCGGTGCCAACGTCAACACAGCTGGTCTAGTCAGTGCAACTGGCAACTTGGTCACTGGTGCCAACGTTGTTGCATCTGGTTATATCACAGCCAGCGGCAACGTTACCGGTGTTAACATCAACACAGCTGGTCTAGTCAGTGCAACTGGCAACTTGGTCACCGGTGCCAACGTTGTTGCATCTGGTTATATCACAGCCACAGGAAACATTGCTGGCGGCAATTTGAGTGGTACAAATATTTTTGGTACTCTAGCAACAGCCGCACAACCCAATATTACCAGTGTTGGTATCTTGAGCTCACTGAGCGCAAGTGGCAACATCACTG